TTGCTTTGGAAACGGAAGTTCAATCCCCGCAGATCCTGCTAATGTTGTAGTAATTTCTGCTTGAGAATATACGGTACGTCCGTTATTTCTTTGTCCCACACTTTCGTATGCTACTCTGTCTTTATATTGGTAATCTTTAAATATCAATAACATCGAATGTGCTTCCGGTCTACTAGGAAACGACATAAATTTACTTTGAGATTGGGATCTCCTGTATTCATCAGCTTTTCTTGGACTGGCCATTTCAAATCCCTTGTGTTTTATATAAATAGCTTTCTAATACTTATTTATACTAAAAAAATGTGATTTGGAAATGGCTTATAAAGGAAGGTTTCGACCTAAAAATCCTTCAAAATATAAAGGTGATCCTACAAAAATTATCTATAGATCGTTGTGGGAATTTAAATTTTTTCGTACGGTTGACGAGCACCCAGATGTATTGTGGTGGCAATCTGAAGAAGTTATAGTACCTTATGTTTCACCTATTGATGGACGCAGGCATAGATATTATCCCGATGTGGTTGTACATAAAAAATTACCAAACGGAACACTCAAGACTGTAATGATTGAAATTAAACCATATAAACAAACGTTACCTCCGGATATTAAAAAGAAGAATAATACACCTTCTGGCCGAATATCCAGACGATATTTAAATGAGGTAAAAACATATGGAGTTAATGAGGCAAAATGGAAAGCTGCAAGGAATTTTTGTGCGGATAGAAACTGGGATTTTATAATTATGACCGAAAAAGAACTAGGAATAAAGTAATGGTTGCAAAAGTTTTTGACGATATTCTATTGAAAGGTATTCGAGCAGGGCAGGTACCTGCAAGAACGGATAAAGCAAGAGAATGGTATCGAAATCAAGCAAAGACCGTTTCAAAAGGTAGAGTCGCACCCGAAAAGCTTGTCAGAGAAATGGGAACGGATCGCTATAAGGCAGCAGGTAGATTTCGCATTGGTGAGATGTATATGTTTAGTTATGATCCTAAAAATAAAGAAACGTTACCATACTATGATATGTTTCCTTTAATATTTCCCATAGGCCGAGCAAAAGGTGGATTTTTAGGGCTTAACATGCATTATCTGCCACCTATACTGAGAGCAAAACTTATGGACGCTTTGTATGATACCATAAGCAATGATAAATATGATGAAAATACAAGATTGAGGTTGAATTACGGAACACTTGCGGCTGCACAAAAATTCAAGGAATTTAAACCTTGTATAAAACATTATCTTTTTCAGCACGTAAGAACAAAATTGGTTTATGTAAATCCTACCGAATGGGATGTAGCTTTGTTTTTACCAACCGCAAGATTTTCTGGTGCAAGTAAGAGTAAAGTATATGCGGAATCTCGAAAAATAATTAGAGGAAGATAATAGATGCCTTTTAACATATCTCAATTTAAAGCTGAGCTTGACTCACGAGGTGGACCTTCACGTGGATCCTTGTTTGAGGTAACTGTAACTCCAGTACATAGAAATACTGTTGCAGGGATGGATGCTAGGTCATTACGATTCTTTTGTCAATCTGCAACTGTACCCAATATTAACTTGCAAACTCAAGAATATGCGCCCGTTGCAAGTAATCCAATATTTTATCCTACTGCTATTTCCGCATCACAATTCAATGCTATTTTTATGATGGATTCCGAGCACAAAGTATTGCAGTTCTTTCATCAATGGATGCAAGCAGTTATGAATTATGGAACTAAAGGCGGTAAATTTTCGTCTGTGGGAAATAAATTACCTTTTGAAATGGGATATATGAAAGATTATGGCGCACGAATATCAATTAAACATTATACTACCGATTCAGATAATAACCGCTACTACGAAACAATATTAGATGGCGCCTATCCAACCGGTATGGGAGAAACGAATTTGTCTTGGTCAGATAATGATAACTTTCTCACATTGCCTATAAAATTTGCTTTTGAAAGAATTGAGTTTTCAGGAGAACTTGAAGGAAATCCACTAGGTTTATATGGCCGTGGAAATGGTTTATTATCAACACTCGGAGCACTTGCAGGATTTGCAGGTACTGTACAGCAAACCGTAAAGCAGGGCACGAAATTCAATAGTGTGCAGGATGCTATTAATAGAATTTATAGGGTAGACAATTCGCTGAACAAACTTGTAAATACACTTGGATAGATTATAGGAGATTATAGTATGGGATTACCCAAAATTGACTTACCTTTATTTGAAATGAAATTGCCATCGACGGGCAAAAAAATTAAATATAGAGGCTTTACAGTAAAAGAAGAAAAAATACTTTTAGTTGCTCAAGAATCTGACGATTCGGAACAAGAAATACTAGCAACAAAACAGATTATTAATAACTGTTTAATTAACGTAGACGTTGGCACACTTTCAATGTTTGATTTGGAATATATTTTACTTTTATTAAGATCAAAATCAGTAAATAATAACGTTTCATTTATGATAACAGACGAAGATACAAAAGAACAAATTCCTATGGAACTTAATATTGATAATGTTACAGTTTACAAAGATAAAAGCCACTCTAAAGAAATTAAAATCAACGATGAATATACGCTCTATCTAAAATATCCTACAATAGATCAGTTTATAAAAATAGCACAAACATTAGAAAATGATCCTTTGGCAAATTACTTTATTATGACTTCTTGCTTGGACAAAGTTGCATCAGAAGACGAGGTTCACGATTTTAAAGATTATACAGACGCTCAGATAGATGAATTTATGGATAATATGAATAGTGATGTTGTGCAAGGTGTGCAAAGATTTTTTGAAACTATGCCTAAAGTTAGACACCAAATGAGTTATACAAATAAGAATGGTAACGAGAAAACATTTGTAGTAGAAGGAATGAAAAGTTTTTTTATCTAGTGCTGAGTCATTTAACATTGGGTGAATATTATAAAATGACTTTCTCCTTGGCTCAGCACCATAAATATTCAATAAGTGATATAGAAGCTTTAATGCCTTATGAACGGGATTTATATTTTCAAATGTTAGTTAACCATATAGAAAAGCAAAACGAAAACGGATAATAAAAATGGCAACACCTTTATCAGATGAAACGAAGGCTATAATTGAGACCCTCAAGAATGAGGGTGATCTTGTTAGAAATCGTGGCAAAAATTCTATAAGAGAAGTTAACATCAAATTAGATAAATTCATGCCGGTGTTTCAAAACATCAAGAATGAAATGATGATGCAAACGGATCTCTTAAGAAAACAAGCCAAAATGGCTAAAGATGATGCCGAACTTAGAAGAAGACGTGCTGATTACGATGAACTTAATTCTCCTGCATCCGCGGTCGAACCGTCAATTCAAAGCCCACCATCCACTGCTGATGATGATAGCAATGCAGACAAAAAGCTTGGTGTAGTTGCTGCTCTAATGGAAGGCGGTATTATGGGCAATCTTAAGGACCTGTTTCTTTTGAGTGCTGGTGGTTTTGGTATGTATAATCTTGCAAAGGGATTTATTGACGAGAAATATGATGGTGCCTTTTCAAATATGGAATCTAATATAGGTGAGTTGGCAACACAAATTGGATCAATGTCAGCAGAAGGTATATCAACCGGATTTGAAAGTTTTAAAACCGGAATGACCGATCTGAACACGAATTTGGCCAATATGAATGCCAATATGACTTCAATAAATGAACTTATAGAAAATATGAAATCCCCGGTGGAGTGGGCACTTGATCATTGGAAAGAAATTACCATTGCCCTAGCAGTAGGTGGCTGGTCGGTTAGAAGAATATTGAATAAGGTCTTTCCTACTAGAGTAGAAAAGATGCTAAAAGATCTGGAGGTAAAAAACAACCAGATACTTAAGGAGTTAGATAATGCTGCCCAGAGAGCAGGTAAAATAGCTACGCCGTCAGGAATGGAAGCACCAAAAGTCGATAATGGTACAAAACTACCAACAGGAGGCTATGATGAAGTTCCTAATACTAGACCAATACCAAAATTGAATACGCCTGGCGGCCCAGGTACTGTTCCGACTGTTGAGGGGCCTGGTGGTTCGCCACGTGTGACGCTTCCACAGGGTACAAGCACAGGGAGGACACTAGGTGAGGTGGCACAAGATGCTGCAAAAATGTTACCT